CGACCACGACCCCGACCCCGACCACGACCACGACCACGACCCCGACCCCGACCTCGACCCCGACCCCGACCACGAGTACTTCTGCCGCTTACCACGCATCACTCACACCTACTTGAGAATCATGAAGGACTCGATGGTCCTAGTCATCACATAGCAGGGATGAGGAAGTGATTGAGCGTCTTGCCATGTGGCTTCGTTTAGAGGTCCTGTCTCGTACACAACAGCAGCGTTGTCGAGCCGGATGCACTCGTCGTTCACACCGACCAGATCACCCGTGTAGATGTAGTTCAGGCACCAAAAAGTTAGACGTTGCCCCAGAAGCTCAATGAGCGGATTGGTCCCATCCTCTTCAACCAACTTTTTCATTCGGGTCTCTCTTTCTCTCGGCTGTTCGTACTCGATGGCAATTAGCACACACCACATCGCACTTGCTTACTTCCTCCAAAATGCGGCCCCAATTGCGCTGCATTGACACTCCAATTGTAAAGGATTTTGTTTCACCTGGCCGATGATCGAAATCCATCGCTACTGGAGGGAAGGTGGCACCGCAATCAGCGCATGGTCTGTTCTTCAATCTGTTAAGTTTTGTGCGGCGATCTCGGTCTTTGGCTTTTAATCGTGCCTTTACTTCAGGTCGGTCATTCTGCCGCTTCTGTCGCGCACGAAATCGTCGAAATGAATCTTCGCCTAAATCTCCTGCTAATACTCGCTGTTTATAATTCTGCCAGTATATTCGCTGGGCTAATATGCATTCAGCACACCGGCACCCCTTCCGGGTATATGTGTTGCGGCGACCATGGATCATCCTTGCAGGCACCAAGCAGTGATCCGTTGACCGAGCAGTCCAACGAGCCCTTCGCCTTCAACTTCTTGCACGATCTTCTTCATATGTCTCCCTTCCTTCCCGTGATGGATGATGGACGGCCGTCGAGCGCCTCGGTGATCCGCAGAGCGTCGCGCTCCTGCTCCTCGGCCCATTCGAGCAGATACAAGATGGCGGTGAGCGCGTGTCCGGCTTGGAGTTCCTCGCGGGCGCGCTTCAAGACCGAATGAGAACTACCAGGGGGCATCGGCACCGCTGTCCTCCTTCCAGTCCCAGAACGCCCGCTCGTCGTCGGACTCCTCGACCTCGTTGTACCCGGTCGGCGGCTGACGGTAGTAGGCGGCACGCTCGCTGCAGCAGGGATCGTCGGCCTCGGTGCAGCAGGCGGTTTCGGGCGGCGGGGCGGGGGGGAATGGTGGCCTGTCGAACATGGGGCGAACCTCCTTGGACGGCTGGGGGAATCTTAGACTAGGCATTGATAGGTGTCAAGTACGCGTGTTCATCCGTCCTGCTCTCGTGCCACCTCGGCCAGCGCGATACGCAAAATCTCCTGCCCCTCCATCCCCGCGGCCTGACCCTGCTCGTCGAGAACCTGGTCGATCAGCACCCACGCCGCCAGCGCATACCAGACCACCTCGTCGCGCAGGTCGATAGCCGCGTCGGCGAGGGCGGCCGTGACCTGGTCTAGGACGGCGCGGAAGCCGAGAGGTAGGGTGGGCTCGACCTCGGCGAAGGAGGCGGCGAGGCCGGCGCGCAAGGTGGCAAGCTGCGCGCGCATCGACGGAGGATCGGTCGGGTCTTCGGGCATTATCTCTCTCCCATCGCATCGATCGCCTCGCGGAACCAGCCGCCTCGCGCGTATGCCCACGGCGACCAGTCCAAGATGAGCCATGACGCCGCGTCATACGGTCGGTATTCAGCTAGCCGATACCCGACCCGTTCGCCTAGCTCTATCTCCCAGAACTCTTGCTGGACTTCAGCGGCGTGAACCTCCGGCGGGTCGGAGAGCAGGTGGCGGATCATCTCGATGCAGCCGAACGGGTCATCCATCTTGTGTTCCTTCGGAGAGATACTGCTGGGCAGCGAGAACAGCGAGGGCCTGCCAACACATGGCAGCGTCATACACCTGCGCTCGAACGTTTCGCTCCCCTGGGTCGTCGCCCTGCATCCAGTTGACACACGAACGTTCGCCCTTCAGCCAAGCGCGGGCTTCTTCAAGATCCATCTTGCCCTCCTGGCACTGGTCGGGTTCCTGATCGAGACAGCGCACGTTCTGCTATATCTACCATCCACTCGGCAGGCGAAAAGCGATTGCCCGTATATGCTGCTTTGGGGTTGACTGTGACTATCTGCTGCATTGCCTGTCGTAGTTCTTCCAGATTCCGCTCAGCAGCTTCAGCGCGTTGCACAATGTCCGCGACACGCGGTGCCGCATCTTTCTGCGCCGCTAGTTCTCCATCTTTGAAGCACAGGTGTTCGCCCTCACGATCACGGCCCTGCCAGATGTCCTCGCACCACGCGCGATACGACTCGTTCTCTGCTTCCAGTTCGCGGATACGCTCTGCGAAGAGAATGGCTATGCGAGGCCAGGAGCCCCTGGCATGCCGGATGATGTTCTTCTTTGCCTCTTGGCTAACCGCCTCAAGGGCATGCTCAAGTTCAGTCATTATCTTCTCCTCACAGGCCGTCCGAGGCTGTTCGTTACATCCACACCTTGACCGCCGTGATGTCTGGGTCTACCCAGCGAACCACCCGACGCAGCAGCGCTCGGGTGAGCGCATAGATTCGGTTCTTCATTCTCGATTCACCTCCGCTCCTTCAGTCTCGATAGTCATCCCACAAATCTGGCGCTGATCGCCTCACACCAGGCCACGCACACCGCGGCCACCTGGATGAGCTCGTCGCGCAGCGCGGCGTCTGTTCCGCGCGTGTCGCGCGCTAGGCGGCGACCCTCGTTGGTCAGGACCTCGCGCGCGACCTCACCAAACTCTTCACCCAGGACGGCGAAGCGTTCGTAGTCGGTCATCTCGGGATCTGCGCACGTGTGCGTGAAGCGGCCCTCGGCCTTCATGCGCTCTTGCCGCGACCGCTCGTTCCAGATCAGGGTGAGCTGGTTACGCGTCGGGATGCCCAGCTTCGGCAGCACGGGCGCGGAATGATCCTTCGGCGTCATGCGAGCCTCTGAGTCACTCATGCCGGTATCCACCTTCCCTCGCGCGCGAAACCGTGCAGCCCACAGTCCGGGCAGCCGATCGACGGCTCGACGGTCACGGGGTCACGAGAGACGACGCGATGTCCGGTATCGAGCTGGAGCCGTGGCGCGCAGATGATCTGCGTGTCTCCAATCACCTTGCATTTGTGCTCCACCCCGATCCTGCCGTCCGGGTAGAAGAGCAAGCGCGGGGGGTCGGCGGCCCACTGGCGAAGCAAGACCGAGTCAGTCCAGCCGGGCTCAACGAGATGCCGGAACTCGGCTGGCGCGGAACGTTCCTTCTGCGGCTCAGGCATCATCACCCTCCCATATCAGCCGCCAGTGGATGACATCCTTCAACCCGGTTCGCTCCTCATAGGCAGTCACAAAGCAGATGGGACAGAGAATCTCATGCGGCTCGGCTGCCTGATTCCAAAGAGCAGAGTCCACCGACCATGATGGAATGTTGGGACGTCCACAACGGTGGCAGTAGGTCTCGGGGTGGAAGTCCGGCCACCCCATCGCTCGCTGCTTTTCTATCTGCCTACAGCGTGCCTCTTTCGTGAGTTGGATGAGGTTCACCGTATCCAGATCGTCCAGTTCCTGTTCGTAAATAATGTTCATGGGTCCGCTGCGCTCGACCTCGCCAAACATAAACCCCTGGCCAACATCTTCCTCCAAGGAGACTTCGCATCTGCCGGTTACGGTCTCTTGATAGACGATAACTTTCATCGTTGCACCTTGGGCTCTCCTTGGATTCGTCGGATCGTCGGGTCAATGTCCCAGAACAAGTCTATGTCGCGTGCCACATCGTATGACGGGCAGCCTTCACCAAGACAGCCAAGGCCAAACGAATCATCGACGCGAGGGGTAACGGAGAACGCCTCGTCGCAGTAAACACAACGATGGAGCGAGACGATTACGCCAAACCCATTCATGCTTTCGCCGACTTTCATGGCAAAAGTCCATTCGCTTCTCGAACGCAATGGTCGTCCCACTCACCTTCGCGCCGATGAAGCATGTGGTGTTCGAGAAGCCTGCGCGAGGCCGCTCTCGTGCTGACTAGTTCAGATTCGAGGTGAGCCGCGATCTGTCTCTCGACTAGCCACCGAACTTCTAGTTCACGGATACGGGCTCCCAACTCTGTTACCGCCCCTTTTAGGTCGTTGTTCGACATAAGCAGTTCGCGCGTGTATTCATGCGAGCGGTCGAGATGGTCGAGGGCCTGGACGAGCGCGTTACGCACGGTCGGCAATCCACTCAATACGTCGGCCCGTAGCCGTAGGGACGCTTGCTCTGCCACCTCCAGATCGTAGGCGGTCATCCTTTGCTCTCCTCGGAGAGGCCCTCAGGCTTTCCGAGCAGAAACAGCGCATCGGAAAGGCTCAATCGCTTGGTCCCGTGTTCATCACAGATGTACCAACCTGGCGTGAGCGAAAGAATGCTGCTCCGGTAGCGCGCCAGGTCTTTGAGGGCTTCGCGCAGATGCCGCTCACTCATTCTTCGCTCCCTTTCAGGAGGCCGTACTTAGCGAGCGCGACTACGGCGCGGTCCGCATCCCCACCAGCCGTACACCGCTTCTGCTGATGGGTGATGCACCACACTTCAACATGCGGGTTCTCGGCGGGGTCATCACAGGCCCCCACGTTTTCAAGAAGTAGGCGCAACGCTTCTGCTAGGTCACGGACACATGCGGCGAGAGCCTGCGCCTCGCGCGGCAGAAGCGTCTCCCCGCGCTCCACCAAGGTAAGCATGGGTACAGCTTTGATACTAGTCATAGACGGCCCTCCATCTTTGCTCCCTTCGATACCGTGGATTCGATGATGTCTCGGCCAGCCGTGAGGCTCAGGCCGCACACAGGTAAAAGGCTCGTTCATTTCTCGTGGGTCTGAATGGCTCCACGAACCGAGCGCGGATATCCAATCAATGCGTCGCCGACAGTTGCGACACTCTGCGACGGAATTATCAATGCCGCAGGTCATCCTCTACATTCCCCCTACCACAACACCATGATCCTCGGCGTGCGCCACTCGCCAGTCCCCCGGCGACGGCTCCCTGCGCCCCGGCCGCGGTCTCGCATCCCCCAGCAGATAGTTCCAGACCTCGAAGTGGCCGTCCTGGAGATGGGCGTACAGCTCGGTCGCGGGGATGTCGGTGAATGGGTGATCGCACGGATTGATAGCAGGGATGAGGTGGTAGCGCGAAGGGGCGGGGACGGGGCCACCGGGGATGCGGGGGCCGGGCGCGACGAGATCGGTGAAGGTGGAGGACAGGATGAGGCGAAGGACGCGGATGCAGCCGTAGATGCCGGCGCCGAGGAACAGGAGGAAGAAGAAGAGTTCGGACCAGGATGCGTTCGCGTCCATCAGGGGGAGCCCTCCAACGATTCAAGCGTCCAGGTGCCGCCGTACTTCTCACGCTGATACAAGCCGGGCAGCGCCGACTTGGGCGCAAGGTTCAGGATGATCTGGATCGCCGTCTGCATCTGTGAATGAATCTCGCGCAGCCCATCATCAGACCAGGCGTCGGGCTCGGACATCATCTCGCGCATGTCGCCAAGCACGTCGCCGTTTCCGTAGGGACGTTTGGGGTCGATGGCGGGAGCACCGAACTCTGTGCCGTCCCAACTTACGTACATCTCTCGTGCGAGGCGTAGGTGGATCTCGGTCAACCAGAATGTCTCAGCGTCCATCAGGGGGAGCCTCCTTCGGGCGCAGCGTCGCCCTCTAGCAGCCTGTTGGCGGCGATCGCCCTAGCGACCTTGGCCGACGGCTCGTCGGTTGCCCAAGTACAGCGGGGACAGGTGCCAAGAATCAGCGAGCGCATCGGCCAGGAGGGCAGATCTGGGCAACGTGGTTCGCAGCGCGCCATGCCGAGAGTGACTGGCTCGGTCGTTTCGTTCACGGGATGTTCCTCCTGGCCGGGGATGAGGCGGCGTAGGTTCTCAAGGGTAACGTCGTTGATTGTCTCCTGGGGCTTAGAAGTCCTATGGTCCGTTCCTTCTCCGAGAACAGCGGCGAGTTCGTCCACGACTTGCCAGAATTGCCAGAATGCAGGCAGGAGGCCAACATCGCTGGTTACATCCATGCCGTTGAGAGCAACCAGAAGTTCCCGCGCCGCTGCCTTCACTCTGGCTAGATCGGACTCCAGAGAGGCGGCGCGGTCGTTGGCGTCGTTCTCCCTGCTAATAGCTCGCTCAAGGTGCAGGGCTCGGTCAGCGCATTCCGCGCACAGTTCCATCCTCTGGCTTCGCTGATTTAACCAGAGTGTTTCTAGTTCGCGGATACGCTCATGCGCCGCAGACAGGTCAGCCTTGATACGCTGATGCTGTACGTGGTGTTCCTCATGAAGGACATTCGGGGAACCGTTCAAGTGATGATGCTGTACCCCGTACTCGCCCTCGTTCTCAAGCCGCTGTTCGGATGCTTCAAGATCGAAGGTCATCAGTGTTCTCCCCGCCCTTTGAACACCAACCATCGCTGCGCGAGCGAGTCGCGTCCGCCATGAAGGAAAAACGCCGCATCGCGCTCCACTTTTCGCTGGGCTCCATTCGGCGTCAATGCACGACGGGCGTATTGGATGCCCTCACCCGCCTCAGCCTGCCAGGGGCGCCGGAGTTTCTGATGGCCGCAAAACAAGGCCCGCCAACCTCGGTGCGGGCATCGGCGACAGTAGCGGCGAACCCAACCGATGCGATATGGGCGCGTGATGTTGTCACCGAGTTTCATCCTTCGCTCCCATCGGAGGGTTGCGGCGGCTCATTGAAGGAAGAAGGCCACCCCGCCCACTTGAAGGTGATAGTCCCCTTGGGGATATCGGCCCACCCATCAAGCTGAGAGATATCAGTTACGTGATTGGCAGTCACGTTCCACAGGAGGTGACTCAACACCTCGTCTTCGTAGAGTAGCTCGTAGAAACTCTCGCGCCAGGTAGGGTCCTTGTATGGACGCTCCAGCGCTTCAGCAAGAACGCTCTCGTCGTCACAAAAGATCTCGAACGTAAGCTCAGCCGTATAGTTCATCCTTCGTTCCCTTCGGAGGATTTGCGATACCGGCAGAAGAAGAGCAAATGCCAAAAGCCTGGACCCGCTCGGCGACGGTGCACTGCTACTTCAGGCCGGTCGGCACAAAGGATGCAGACAACCCTCCCGCGCGTGGGATCGTTAGGGTAGGAAGAGTCAGCGATGCTGCCGCCGTGTTGCTCCTGACCACCGAAGGGTTGGCTGCAGAGAGGGCAAGGGATCCAGAAGTATCCGGCTAGGATAGCCCACCAGTGATGCAGGAAACGTGGGCGGCGCGGCAGTTTCATCGGCCTCACTTCAGGTCCTTGCTCTCGTGGGCTCCCCAAAAGCGTCGGAGGAGAGTCGCCGGCCGTTCGCTGGGATGTTCTGAGCCGAGAACTATAAGGACAGCGACCAGGTTGAAAGGCCCCAAGAGCATGAGCAGCGTCGCCATCGTGTAGTCGCCGAAGTCTAAGGGTAAGGGGCTGATAGGGGCGATGCAGTAGCGCAAGGCAAGCCAGGAACCGAGATAGCCAAGTGCAAGCCAGGCGCTGATGATACCGACGATGACGATAAAGGTCATGGCAAGTCCTTCTCTTGAGGAATCCCCTCGAACACGTCCGCCTTCCGCTGCGAGTGCAACTGTGCGGCCAGGATATGCGAGCAATCATCCTCGGCGAGCGCGTTCTGCCCGTAGGGACAGGTGCAGGATCGGATGCCGGCGGCGATGATGACGTCGTAGAGATTCCCCGACTCGGAGTAGACGCGGTAGACCAGCGCGTCGGGGATCGGTTCGACGGCGTTGGCTTCGAGCAGGCGTAGGGCCTTGGCGACGCGCGGTTTCTGGCCGAATCTCACTCTCATGTCGGGTTCCCTTCGTTCCAGTCTCGGCGTTCGGCTATAACAAACCCTCCTCGGTAGAGCGTCTCTAGAAAGTTCAGCGCGAAGGCGTGCGCTAGCGGTGCTCCGTCTGCTGCCATCTGGCCGTATCGCATGGTTACCTTGTGCGAGTCACTTACCATGGTATTGATGACCGGAGACCAGACCCAGCGGTCCGAGTCTGAACGGTTGTTCTGCGTTGCTGCTTCCTGAGTCCAGACCTGGAGATTCTGCAGGGTTGGATCAACAGCCCATGACGAGTGGCCTTCGGGACGTAGACAGATCCAACCTGGTTCATGTTCACGCCAGCACTTTGAGCTTTGGTCTTCGCGGCCAGTGCTGATGGGGTGCTTGGGGATGTCGGGAGCGTTCATGTCGGGTTCTCCTTGTCGAAGGCACGGCGGCCAGCGTTGATGTTGTCGCGTGCGCGCTCGGCCTGCTCGCGTGTGGTACAGAAGACTTTCGTGCCGAAACCGGGGCCGGAGCCGTAGATAAGGAAGCCGGGCTGGCCGCGGTAGACGCTGGCGCGGATGCTCAGGCGGTAGGTGTTCGGCGCCTTGGCTGATGTTCTAGATCGCATGTCGGGTCCTCTCTCGGGTGTACCCCCGGACTCTCGTTCGGGAATCTTAGTCCAGTATACGTCGGGTCGTCAAGGATGCAGACCCCTGGTGCCGCTGGGCTGTCGGGTCCTCCGGATCGTGTACCCCCGGGGCGTGGAAGCGTCCGAACGGGTGTTCGGGGGAGAGGCCAGGGCGAACGGGTGTTCGAGTGACGGAGGGTAGGGGGAAGCGGCGGAGAGTGGGCGCGCAGTAGGCGGCTCCGCGGGGGGCGCGTCTTGTCCGTTTCGTCCCGACGAAGGTAGAAGGCATTCGGCCGGTGGCCGGCCGCCGTGGATCTGGCCGCCGTGAGAGACTGCCTGCCGAAGGCTTGGACCGGAGAGGGTGGGCTTGCTTGCCGAAGGCTGGCCGGATAGCCGGCGTCGGGGCAGCACGAAGCTGGGGCAGCACGAAGCACCGCGGCGGGGGACAGGGCCAGCTCGCCGGCGATGCGCGGGGTGGTGAGGATCGTGGGCTATGGCATCCTCGAGGCTCTCCCTTCTCCCACGGGGCCGACCCGACGGGTGGCGGGGCGGGGTTACTTGGTCGGGTTACTTGACAGGTACTATAGCATAGGGTTAGAGTCACCGAAGGTAGCCGACCGTGGGAGGCTGTGAACATGGCAGCAGACAGGAACGAAAGGATTCAGAAACGCGCGGCGGAGCTGGCCGGCGCCTTCGTCACGCTGGACCGGGCGAATACTGACGGGGCGCCGCGGCTGGTCAAGTTGGCCGACGGCTCGCCGAAATGGATGCGCGACGCCTGCTATGCCGCGCACGGGAAGGGCGACATGCTCCCCGACGACTGGCGGTACTGGATGATCGAAGCCGTGGCCGAGGCGCTGGGCGAAGGTGCCGACCCCGACGACGCGGGGGAAACGGCCGACGGGCTGGTGCCCATCTACACTCATGACCGGTTGCAGTGGCTCGCGACAAAGCTGGACCGCGCCGGATACGTGGACGAGGCCATAGCGGAGCTGGGCGACGGGACGCTACCTGACGGCGGGATAACAGAGGCTATCGGCTGGGGCATCTACGCGGAGATATCAGAAGTCTTCAGTTTGCTCGTCGGCGCGCTGGAGAATCTGGACGACGAGAACAACGAAGACGATGAGGACGAGGCGGGGGCATGATGGTCACTTACGAAGTCCAGGGTAACTACGGCTACGGCGATGGCTGGGAGTGTGTCACCGCCGAAGACACGCGGCCCGATGCCGTCGATCGACTACGCGAGTACCGGGAGAACGAGCCCGGCGTACCGTTCCGTATCAAGCGCATCATTGAGACGACGGGGGGCGAGTGATGCAAACCCACGACGACAACGAGGCTAAGCTAACTTTCCTCGGTGTTACGATCAGTATCACAATGTCCAGAGGAAAGGACCGAGCACCTGTCATCTTCGTGGATACCGACGACACGATTCCCGACGGGGAGCGCGGGCCACTATGCCGAATCCGGCTCAATGACGTACCGATATATCTCGGTGTCAAGTACGACGAGGACGCTACGGCTTAGGAAGATTCGGACACCCGGTGACGGTATCTCACCGGCTGGGGGAATTGACGGAGGCGGACGCCCCGATACCACGTCCCGACCCCGCCTCACCTTATCGAACCGTCGAACCGTGGGAGGCACAAGAACATGGACGCTATTTACACCGAGCAGCACGGCCGCTACCGTTTGTCGATCCATCTTGACCCGGACCCGTCGGCCCCGCGCAAAGACGACAACCTGACAACCATCACCGCATGGGCACACAGGTACAGCCTGACCGACGACGGTGCGCCGGATCTGTCCACCGCCGTGGAGGACTACGGTATTCAGGAGACCGTGGACGAGTCGATCCGACCCGAGGCCGTAGCTCTCTGGCCTCTGATTGTCCTGGACTACGGCTCCAGCGGGCTCAACTTGCGGCTAGGCGAAGACACTCCCGAAGCCTGGAACGCCGCGGACGGAGCCGTCTACGTCACGCCGGAGCGCGTGGAGGCTATGGGCACACCGCCCGAGCACTTCGAGGCCGTCGCGCGCGGCGAGCTGGCCACCGTCGAGGCGTACTGTAATGGGGACGTCTACGGCTTCGTGATCGAGCGCGAGGACACCTGCAACCTGGGCCACGTCCACCGCGAGACGGTGGACTCCCGCTGGGGTTACTACCGCGATGACGAGAAGCCGTCAGACGTCGGGTACGGTCTCGGCTACGTGCTGGACGAGGCGCGCGCGTTCGTGCCCGAAGACGCCCCGGCTCCCGTCCCCTCGGGTCCTGCCTCCTCTTAGACCCCTTCCACGGGGACGCCGGCGACGGCGGGGGGAACGGTCGGCGAGCGCCTGCCTGACCCTCCGCCCGAGCTGGCCGAAAGGCCGTCGGGTCTTCGGGTTTCCATGCCCCCTAACCCCCGCTCCGGCAGGACGGCAAGCCTCGGGCGTGGCGCCGACCACCCGGGACGGCCGCCAGGATTCGACGGCACGGCACTCGGCATAGCTCACCGCCCCTAGCCTACGGCACACTGTCAAGGGCTCCGGCCACCGCGATACTTGACACGATAGGATAGACTAGGGCTAGAAGGTAAACCGACCGTGGGAGGGTAGCCCAGTGACCAGCGACTTCCTAGCCGCGTATCTCACCGCCGCGCTATGGACGGAAGATCCGGCGCCGGGTAGCGGCGAATACGTGCCGGACCTGTCGCGAGTAACCGATGATGACCGGCGCACCGCCGCCGCCGATTGCGAGCGATTCTGCAACGAAAACGCGGCGTTGCTCGCCGCGGCCGGGTCCGATGCACAGAACGGCCACGACTTCCTGCTAACTCGCAACGGCCACGGCGTCGGGTTCTGGGAGCGTGGATACGGCGAGACCGGCGACCGCTTGACCGACGCCGCTCATGGATTCGATGAATGGTCACTTGACCCGATAACGTGGGAGGTAGCCCGATGAACCCGATAGATACTTTCGTTCGCGAGGGGTCCGCGCTCATGCGCCACCTGGCCGACGTTCATGGCTACAGCGCCGACGTGCTCGCCGCCAACGATCCGTGGGAGCTGCACGTCGAAACGCATTTGGAACAGGGCGACGAAGCCTAGCCGCCGCTCGACCGACCGAATCGAACCGACCATCACCGCCCAGGAGGGTAGAACCATGACCGACACCGTGACCGACCCCACTACCACCGTCACCGCCCCCGCGGCCACCTTGCGCGCCGCTATCGACGCCGTGACCCTCGCCGCATCGACCGATCCCGCCCGCCCCGCCCTCACCGCCGTCCAGCTCGACCGGGATCCCGACGGCGCCCTACGTCTCACCGCGACGGATTCTTACCGTCTCCACACCGCCCGCGTTCCCGCCGATCTGCCTGCCGACACGCCGCCGGTCCTGGTTTCCGCCGCCGCACTGGCCGCCCTCGCCCGCAAGGTGGCCCCCGCCCGCCGTCTCTACGGCACCCTCCCCGTTTCTATCGGTGCTGGATACGGGTCCCCTGCCGATCACCGGAAAGCCGGAGTCACCGTCGCCGGCCAGCATCTTCCCGGTATCGACGGGGATTTTCCCAATTGGCGCGCCCTCTTCCCCGCCGACGCCGCTACCGTATGGTCGCCTCCGGGTAGCATCACCGCCCGTCTAGACGCCGGTGTCCGCGCCGTCCGCGGCCGTATCGCCGCCACCGTGTATGCCGCCCTCGCGACCCGTCCGGGAGGGTTCACGGCCAAGGATGCAGAACAGGCCGGAAAGACGGCCCGGAATACGATGGTCGGAGTGATAATCGACGGTATCCCGCCCACCGCCACCGTGACCCTGCGCGCAATCAAGGCGAACGGCTACGGGTTCGAGCCCCTGCCGAATATCGACCCTCTCACCTTGCCCGACGCCGGCGCCCTAGAAGGTGACCTTTCCGCCCTGCCGGTCGCATTCAATCCCGGTTATCTGGCCGATGGTCTCGCCGCCGTGCCGGGCGCATGGGTTCAGGGTAACACCGCCCTCAAGCCATGGATCTTGCTCCCCGGCGGCGTGACCGACTTGGCCACGGCCGACGTGGCCGCCCTGCTCATGCCGGTACGTTTGTAGCTCCCCCCGTATCAGTGAGCGCCCCTGGTTGGCCTACCCTCCGGCCGGGGGCGCTCCGTCGTTTCCTATTCGGGTCTTCCGATCCTGCTACCCCCGTATCCCCGTCGGGTCTTCGGGTCTTCGGACCCCCGCACCCCCGGACCTCCGCCGCCGGCATCCGGGCCGCCGATGTTACTCGCCAGTAACCCCAACCCTCAACCTGAAGGTTAGACTTTCCGGTTCGGCCGGACGGGTCACGCGGCCGATGGGTGCTCCGGTCACGCGCGCGGCTGTTCTACCGTCCATCGTAAAGCCAGCAGGCAAGTACCCATTCGCCGACGATGCTTGAGACCAGGGCAGGGAAGATCCGGCCGGACTCTCGAGACCGACTACAGGGAAACCTTCCGCCCGCCGATACTTGACATCGGGATATCGTGTCCCTAGACTACGGGTAGGTAGTCGTCTAGTGGGAGGGTAGGAACCATGGAACGGTGTCGGAATTGCAAGCGGCCGACGATACTTCGTCGGGAACGAATCTTGTTCGGCAAGATTGTTACCATCGAAGCAGTGTGTTGCTCGCGCGAACAGTCTCGCCAAGTCAAGGCTAGGTTCGGCCGTACATCCGCTGAGCGTCGCGCGGCCGTCGAAGCATACGCGCGAAAGGTCCTGTCATGACGCGCACGCGCAAGGACACGGCCGAAACCTTGGCCCTAGTTACCCGGTACGCCGATGCGGCCGTTCTAATCCGCGCGGCGGAACGCTTGATATCGGCCGCCAGAACGGCCGCCTATCGTGGCGTTGATCCGGCCTTATTCGTTCCGGCCATAGTCGATTCTGTTCGCGAAACCAGCAGAAGGACAGGAGGGTAGAACGGGTGGCGCGCTATCGGCACTATCGGCAATCCGGTCATCCTGACGTAGCGTCGCAATACTCTCAAGGGTGGTTCGCCCTGGAGGACCCGGACACTACACCACAAGACTTTATCGGCCAGGTAGTTTGCAGGATGCGTCGGGAGGCTCATCATGCCAAGGGACTGGGTTACTCCGTGGACCTGGAGTATGACCTAGAGCAAGGGTATGCGGAGATAACCTGCCTCCTTGTCTGCCGTGCTGAAGACCACGACGGAATGGACTGTACCTGCCATGAGGACATGGAAGCATTCGACGTAGACATGGGCGAGGAGGCTACGTCATGACGCGCGTACAGGAATCCTCCGCCGAATACGTTCCGGCCGTTGCGCTAGACGTGTGCGTCGATTGCCTCTTCTTCTTAGCCAACGGCGCCGAAGACGAAGGAACCGAACGCGCCGCGAAGGCGATCACGGAACACTGGAATGGGTGGCATCTATCCATCGGCGCGCTCGCGGAAGATTGCGAATACTGCGCCGAGCACTACGCCCGCGAGGATGCGGACAGTACGGATAACCCTTGTGACGAAGGGTGGTTCTCTATGTCCCGTTGCGATGGTTGCCGGTCCGTTCTAGGTGGAAGCAGGTATCACGCTACAGCGTGGAAGGATGAAAGGGAGGGTAGCGAAGCATGACGGGAATCCTCTTCGAATACGATGGCCGCGTCACTAAATACGCTTGGCCCGGAGGCTACCGCGTTTGGTACATCACCCATGACGGCGCCGACCTATGCGCTGAATGCACCGAAGATAACATCGACCAGACGAATGATCCGACGAACGATACCGGGTGGCGCGTCGAAGGTTACTACACCGAAGCGGACACCGATACGGCCGGACCCTGCGACCATTGCGGCCGGACATCCGATACCGGCAACGACGAAACGGCGGAAGGATGACTAGCATTCGCCTAGGTGCGCCCTGCCGTATCGTTTCCTGCCACCAGCATGGCCCTATCGTCGTCACCCTAGACGACGGCGCTGTAGTCCACGTATGCCGGTCACACTGGCGCGAAATACGGGCCCTACAGCGCGCGGAGGGTAGGTCTCCGACACCGTTAGCCTAGCCCTAGAAACGTTCCAGGATCCCCTAGCTCACTATCACGGGCTAGGGGATCCTGCCGTATATGCCCTCTGACCTGCGGATATACCCTCGCCCACAGGTGATTCACGGGAAACTCACAGGTTACTCACAGGAAACTCACAGGTTCAATTCTGCCGTTCTCCCGTGTCCGTTTACCACCCAAGCCCTTCCCCTTCGCCCCTTGGCCTTTTCCTGCGCCCCTGCCGCTGACCCTCGCTCCTTGCCCCTGGCCGTCCATGCCCATTTCACTTCTGCCCTGTTATCCAGTATCCTGTCTGCCCTTCTCCCGGAATCTTAGACTAGGGCTCCTCCTTCCCTGCCACGCTACTGGTCGATTCTCTCGGTAAAACGGCAGGTTCGCATACTTGACAGGGGGCAGGGGGGCAGAGGGATCCGGCCAGTAGGAGACAGGGGAGGGGATAGGCGACGCGACCCGGACGGAGAGGTGAGCGAGGGGACCAGACCCCCCAGACACATTTCCACAATTTTCTGGCAGAATTACTCCAGATACCCCCCACGGGTATACCCTTGCCTCCCTCCCATCCTTCCCCTACCCTTGACCTCATGCCACCGACGCCGCATCCCGATCCCACTCGCGTCCTGCCCGAAGTGCGCTGGCCCGGTGGCGCCAACGCGCCCGACCCTGCCCTCGACTCCCCCGACGCCTGGCGCACGCGCTTCCTCGACTCCTACGCCCAGGACCCCGGCATCCGCAAAGCCTCCCTCGCCGCCGGCGTCAACCCTCGCAAGGTCCACTGGGCGATTCAGTCCGATCCCGAGTTCGCCACGGCCGTCCACGTCGCGTACATGATGGCCGCCGATCGCCTGTTCGAGATCGCGTGGGAGATGGCGACCGGCATGGAGGAGGACGTCTACCACAAGGGGCTCAAGGTTGGGACACGCCTCGTACGCGACCCGGAGATGGTGAAGTTCCTGCTCCGCGCCATGGACCCGCAGCGGTTCGATCCGCGCACGGCGATACTGGTGACGGACACGCGGTATCAGAAGGATACGGAAGCGAAGATGCAGATGATCGCCGACGCGCGCGAGCGGCTCAAGTTGCTGGGGAAGGTCGTCGATGCCCCCGACCAAGATTCCACCTGACCCGGACGCTTCGGCCGACGCTCCCGCGGACCCGCTGCTCATCATCGAATCCGACTGGCAGCTCTGGCTGATGACCCTGTTCCCAGAAGTCTTCACGCGACCGTTCGCCGACTTTCACGTTGAACATTGGGAATGGGTGTGGTCGATCATCCCCGGCGTGCAGCCCGATCCGCGCATCGACATCTGGTTCCGCACTGGCGGCAAATCCGTCGCGGCGGAACTCACTAGCGTCGCTCTCGGCGCGCGTGGCATCCGGCGCTATGGAATCTACCTCGGAGACACTCAAGCCCTGGCCGATCAACACGTTGACAATATCGCGGCGTGGCTCGGTCGCCCGCAGATGGAGCACATGTATCCGTTGATGGCCGAGAAGGGCGTGGACAAGTTCGGTCACCAGAAGGGCTGGCGGCGCAACCGTTTGCATACCGCTGCAGGTTTCGTCATTGATGCACTCGGCCTCGATACGGCCTCCCGTGGTTTGCGCGTGGAGGAGATGCGGCCGGACCTGTTGATTCTTGATGATTGCGACGATCATGGTGACTCGGCCGAAGTAGTAGCACGCAAGATGGACTCGATCACGCGGCGCATTCTTCCTTCTCTCACTCCCGACGCGGTCATCCTCGGCGTGCAAAATCTCATCCATGCCGACTCGATCTTCTCTCAGCTTGCCGACGGCCGCGCGCCGTTCCTCCAAGGCCGCGTCATCTCCGGCCCCATCCCCGCGATCCGCGATTTGGTCATCGAAACGAAACTTGATCCGGCCAGTATGCCGCGTGAAATCATCACTTCCGGCACACCCACTTGGGACGGCTACTCTCTCGACGACGCGCAACGCGAAGTATCCAAGATCGGCTCGTCTGCCTTCCGCATCGAGATGCAACATGAAACGCCCGACCCAACGGGCGGCATCTTCGACCACGTCGTCTTCTCCCACGTTCACCCGCTCGGCTGCGAATGCCTCGACACTCACCTGCATATCCCTGATCTCACGAAGGTCGTCTGCTGGATCGACCCGGCCATTACTGAAGACGGTGACGCGCAAGGCATCCAGATCGACGGCCGCGACGCCGCCGGTACTCTCTACCGTCTCTGGTCCTACGAACGTCCCGGCTCTCCGCTTGCCGCCATGCTCGAGGCCCTACGTCAAGCCCGCCATTTCGGTGCTGCCTACATCGGTATCGAGGTCAACCAGGGTGGTGAGATCCTGTGGCGCAAGGCGATGGAGGATGCCCGTTCAGACTTGGGTTCTGACTACGACCACATCGGCTTCCGTAAAGCCATCGCGACTGTTTCCACCGGATCGAAGATTCAACGCGCTTCGCAGATGCTCGCCGACTACGAACGCGGGCAAATCGTTCACGTCAGGGGAACTAACGACGTCCTTGAATCTGCCCTCCGCCGCTTCCCCAATAAGCCTCGAGACCTGGTCGATGCGAGCTTCTATTCCTGGCGTGACCTGCGCCGCCTGTCTCGCCCCGCGCGCATCACTTCCGCCGCCCGCTCCCGCCTCGACGGTGGCCCTTCCCCGTCCCGCGCTCGACTTCGCGTCGTCTCGGGGCCATAATCTCTCACATGGAGAACCTCGCACTCTCCGAGATCGCTCGTGTCATCCTCCCCGATGGCACGGTCATCCGCGAGTCTCGCATCTTCGTCTTCGACACCTGGTTCGCCATCTACATCTCCTCTCACGGCAAGGCCGTCCCCGTCCACATCGTCCCCCTTGCCAACTTCGCCCGCTCCCGCTCCCCCCGCACCCAGCCGCACATCCTCACTGCTGCTTCCGGCGATGAGACCGCCGCCTCTGAAACTTCCGCCTCCGAGTCGAGCACCGAATGGGCGTGCACGCGCGGCGGCTGCGGTTGTGGCTCGCCGATCAAGAAGGTCTCCGCGCGCCAAGCCTGGCTCGACATTGAAGCGCACGCCGCCTCGCTGACTACCGCCTCGACCCCCGCCGTTCTGACCCCGGCCGCCCTGGACTCTTCGTGAGGTATCCGCCGTTGAAGCGCAGCCCGTTGCAGGTCGGCTCCGACTGGCACACCTGTCCGTTCTGCGCCTCCGACACTCTCGCCGAACCTCACCATCCCGCCTGCCCGCTCATCGGCCCATTCTCCCGCGCCCTCTGCCATTGGTGTGGAACTCGTCGCGGCATCCGCCCCCATTCGCGCGGCTGCCCGGCCGTCGTCCATCTGTTCCCCGTCACCATCTCCGAAGTCGATGCCTTATCATCTTGTGGCATCTGCGCCGAACCGTTTCTCCTCGGCGACTGTTTCGTGCTTACCGGCGTCGGCCGCACCTGCCTTGGCTGCGCGTGGATGGAGGCGGCATCGTGACTGTCCTCCTCTTCACCCTCATCTGCCTCGCGGCCTTCCGCATCACCTGGTTCCTCATCGACGACGACTTCCTCGACCCGATCCGCGATCGCATCCTCCTCCGCTGGCAGCGCCACAACTCCCCCCGCTACGCTGCCGCTCTCACCTGCCCCTGGTGCCTCGGCTTCTACGTCTCCGCCGCTCTGGTCGCTGGCATTGCCGCCATCGTGTCTATACCCTTGCCGGGGATCTACGCCCTCGCCGTCTCCACCGTCGTCGGCATCCTCGGCGAGGTCGTTTCATGGCTAAGAAGCGGAGATGCAGATGACTGACCCTACCGGCGATCCCTCCGGCGCCCGGCCCCGTCCCGCCCACAATGCCATGGTCGCCTCCGCCGCGCGCATCAAACTGTCCGAGCGTCGCTTCCGCCATATCCGCCCCCAAGATTGGCAGCGTGAAGCATGGCACTATTTCGACGTCATCGGGGAAATCTACTTCGCCACGACTTACCTTGCGAACCATCTTGCGAAGATGCGCTTGTATCCAGCTATGGTCCCCGATGACCCGCGCGATGTCCCCACTCCCGACTCTTCCGAAGAAGGCAAGGCCGCTCTCACCGCGTTACGCGGCACCGCCGGTGGCTACTCGGAGATCCTGCGCGAAGCCGCCTTGAATCTCCAGGTTGCTGGCGAAGGTTTCCTCGTCGGGTTATCGCGCGCCACAACCCTCGATGAGGCCGACTTCGCACGCATCCCGCCGTCCGGTGCTGAACTTCCCATCAACGAAGCTCAAGAGTGGGACATCAAATCCACCGACGAACTCGACATCTCCACCGACGGCACGTACACCTTGCGCGATTATCCCAACGCGCCGCGCATCTCACTCGACGACTCGAACGCTTTCGTCACACGAATCTGGACCCGTCATCCACGCTGGAGCGCCCTCGCCACTTCTCCCATGCGTGGCATCCTCGCCTCGGCTGAGGAGATCGAACGCATTGAGCGCGCCATCCGCGCAGCCGCCAAGTCCCGCGCCGCCGGTCCCGGTCTCCTTCTACTCCCCGACGAGATGTCCTTCGGCTCGGTCGATCCCACTCGCCACGCCTCTGCCGAAAACGCCGACGACGACCCGTTCCAGGCTGAGATGATCGAAGCGATGACTACGGCCGTGCGCGACGAAGGCTCGGCTGCAGCTCTCGTCCCCATCCTCGTCCGTGGTCCCGCTGAGATGCTCAAGGAAGTCCGCAAACTCTCTCTCGCGATCGACATCGACGAAAAGCTCCTCACCCTCGACCGCGCAATCACCCGCCTCGCGCAAGGGCTCAACATCCCACCCGAAATCATCACCGGAAAAGCTGAACTATCACATTGGGTCGCCTGGCAGGTCTCTGAGGAAGTCTTCTCCGCGCACGTCGAGCCTCTCGCTGTTCCCATCGTAGACGCCCTCACCATCGGCTACTACCGCATCTTCCTCGAAGCCTCCGGTATGTCCACCGCCGAAGCCTCTCGCCGGATGCTTTGGTATGACCCGACTGCCATCATCACTCGGCCGAACCGTTCCGCCGACGCGGACTTTGGCCTCGAGCACATCGCGCTGTCCGAACGTGGATGGCGCAAAGCCAAGAACATCCCCGAAGAAGATGCTCCCACCGATCTTGAGCGCCTCATGCGTTTGGTCATGCAACGCGGCTCGTTCGACCCGGTCTTCACCTCCGTTCTACTCAAACTTCTCGGCCTCACCGATGAGACGATCACCGAAGTCATCAACCAGCCACCCTCCCCGCAGCCTCCGCGCACCGAGCCTGCTGAGACGTTGGGTCCTCCACCCGCTGTACGCCCCCGCCGCGCCGGGCCGCCACGCCAAGCCGCCACTCTCACCGCTGCCGCACCTGAACCAGACACTTCCGATTCTGATCGCCCCCCGGAGCCTGAGCCCACTTCCACCGCCGCCACCTTTGCCCGCAACTTCGTCATCGTCGCCTCCTCCTCCCCCGATGGCTCCGAGATGGGTCTACGCCTCTACGACATCGACCATGACATCTCCACGCGCCTGCATGCTGCCTCCTCGGCCGCTCTCACTCGCGCGATGGACCGTGCGACCTCCGTCATCATTTCCAAGTTCCGCGACGACCCACAGTTCGGTGCTGTTATCGCTGGGATGCACGACCGGCGTCGCGAAATCCCTTCCCGCATCGGCATCGTCGCCATGCAGACCAACGACCTCACCACCGACGACCTGCTCCGCGATGCCTTCGCCCCTCTCCACGCCCAGTTCATCATCTGGGCCACCCGCGCCTATGCCCGCGCGATCCGCGTCCTTGGTCTCTCCTCCGACGAATCCCCCGACGACCTCGCCATCTCCCAGACCGTCACCGAGGCCGCCGACTGGCTCGTCTCCGCCCTATCCGCCCTCGCCGCTGCCCGCCTATTCGATCCTTCTCCCACGCCCGAACCCTTCGGCGAGATCGACGACTCTTCCGACGTCCCCTTCGGCATCGTCCGCGAAGCCCTCGCGCGCGCCGGCGGCGCTGCTCCTGCCGGTATCTACATCTCCACTGCGGGCGACCCGATGGGCGGCATCGCGACGGGCGCCCTGCTCCTCAACGCCTTCTCTCGCATCGGTGGCGGCGTCGAAGGCTGGCAGTGGGTCTACGGCGAGACTGTCCGCTCACGCGAGTTTCCCCCACATCACGACCTCGACGGCGTGCGCTTCTCCTCCTGGACCGATGACGCCTTGTCCAACCGCCAAACCTGGCCTGCCGTCTCCCATTACGTCCCCGGAGACCACGCCGGATGCTATTGCGCCGCCGCGCCTGTTATCCTTCCACCTCAGGAGGCTGTGGCCTGATGCGAGTGGAAGCCGTCAATCGTCTACGCTTACGCGACGTTCTCGTCTTGCGCGTCACCACTCCCGACGCCGAATCCGAGGCCACTCTCGCCTCATTCGCCGCTGAGATGGCAAGCCACGTCCGCCTCCCCGTGTTCATCATCGACGCTTCCATGTCTCTAGAGTCTCTCAACGAGGCTGAGATGCGAGCCGCCGGTTGGGTACGCGCGAATGGCGCCAATGGGAGCCGATCCTAGATGCCCTACCACGTCGCACGATCCTCATCCTGCCCGCCGTCGCGCCCGTGGGCTGTCATCAAGGACGCCGGCGGCAAGGTGATGGGATGTCATCCAACGTCCGACGCTGCTTCAGCGCAGATGCGCGCGCTCTACGCCCGAGGGGATACGAAGGAGTCTGCCATGGCCGAGATTGAGACTACCGCGACCGCCGCTACTGCCGCTGCTGCCGAAACTCCCGTTGCAACTCCCACCGCAGTCACCACCGAGCAGGGTTTCCAGTCCATCCTCATCATCGAAGGCGAGCGCACTTCCGACGGCCGCCTATTCCCCGCCGATTCTCTCACCTGGCGCACGCTCCCACTTCCCCTGATGTGGCAACGCGAGAATCTCCCCCGCCACCAAGCATCCGTCCTCGTCGGCCGCATCGACGAGATCTGGCGTGACGGCGCCGAACTCAAAGGCCGCGGCATCTTCGACCTCGGCTCCGAAGACGGCCGCGAAGCCGCCCGCCAAGTCGCCGAACAGTTCGCGCGCGGCGTTTCCATCGACGCGGAAATCTTCGAGGATTCCCTCGTTGAAGACGGCGAAGATCTCCTCCAAGTCATCTCCTCGGCCAGAATCGTCGGGCTCACGATCGTTCCATTCCCCGCGTTCCCCTCTGCCGTCATCGCGCTCACCGATCATTCCATCCCCGAATCTTCTCCCGACGGCCGCGCCGCTGCCACACCCCCCGCCGCCCCCGTCACCATCCAATCCTTCGCCATCTCCTCACGCCCGCTTGCCGCCGACCGTTCCCGCTACTCCGACCCTGAATGGCTGGCAGCCTGCGCGGGCATGGAAGGCACGACCGACATCCCCAAACTCGACGGCTATTTCCCTCACCACGAACCCGACGGCTCTCTGTCCCGTCCCGGCGTTCACGCTTGCCTGACTCGCCTGCCGTTCACTCGCCGTCGTGGTCTCGATCACGCGCGCCAGCACCTCATCAACCATCTCCGCCACAACTTGCACGAGTCCGTCCCCGCGTCCCTCGACGCCCCATCCCTCCTCGCCTCGGCCCGCAAGCCCATTCCCCGCTCCTTCTTCGCCTCCCCCAATCTCCTGTCCCCCACTCCCATCACGATCACCCTCGACGGCCGCCTCTACGGCCACGCCGCTCTGTGGAACACCTGCTTCGCTGGTGAAACCGAGTATCTAACGGAGGGCGGTGTTCGGACCCTAAAGGAGACAGTCGATACTGTGCAGCGGGTCCTGGTTTCTACCGGTGATCTCAGTTCTCGGTCTCGCGCAGCACGTGAGTTCGGTGGCGAGTGGCAGGATGCTGAAATCCGCTCATTTGGTGAGCAGCAGTTGATGAAGGTCACACTACGTCGCTACGGTCAGACCAAGGAGGTTTATGCCACTGCTCAACATCGTTGGTTGATAACCCCCCGGAACAGTGAGAGATTTAGGCACAGTCCCCGCAAGGTAGTGCTCACTGCCGACCTTGAACCCAACATGCGACTTTCGCCTTTGTTCCCCAAGAAGAAAGTGACCGTAGGTAAGGGAATCCGTCTAAGTCAGTTCGGCGTCGCTCACGGTTTTACCTTCGGCGACGGTACTCGACGTCGCGATGGATGCCAGGTTGTTCTCTTTGGGGAAAAGGACGCAGCTCTATTGCCTTACTTCGCAATGTCCACCAGCCGGAAGGGAAGTAATCCGAACGGCGTCAACAAGGTGCTGGTCTCTAACCTCCCGGCTTTCTTCAAGGATTTGCCGTCGTTGGGAGAAAGCCTTTCCTACCTATATGGTTGGCTCGCTGGGTATTTCGCGGCGGATGGGACAGTGTCTCCGGACGGAACGCCGATCATGTTCTCTGCAACGAAGGCTCACTTGGAACACGTTCGGGATGTCTGCCTGCGTTTGGGGATCGGCACTTCTGAAATCAAGACGTTTATGCGGAACGGTGCAGGAGATTACGAGGGTATCCCTGGGAGGGTAAACAACAACCGAATCAGTCCGCTCCACCGGATGACACTTATCTCCAGTACTCTAAGTGCAGAGTTCTTCTTGATCCCTGAGCATCAGCGTCGGTTCCGAGCGCGCTTGGATGTCAATGACCCACATACAGCATGGCGCGTTGTTTCTGTGGAAGAAACGGATCGCGTCGAAGAGGTCTACTGCGCTGTGGTCCCAGGTAACGAGAACTTTACGTTGATGGATAATATCAACGTGATGAACTGCCACATTTCCCGCTCGGACGTCTGCATCACCCCACCCCATTCCCTCGCCGCCTACGCCTACTTCCTCACCGGCGAGACCGAGGTCTCTGACATCGACGTTATCGCTGCCTCCGCGGGAGTTGCCTCCGCCGATGGTGCCAGCGCGGGATCAACATTCACTCTGGACCCGTCCGGCAACCTCACCGCCTCAGGCTCCCCCGCTCTCTGCTCTCCCTCTTGCGTCCCCACCGGCCCCGTCGTTCTCGCCACCAACCACGCCGCCCTCGCCGCCTCCCCCGAAGCCGCCAAGTCCCACTACGACAACACCGGCCTCGCGGTCGCCGACATCGCAGTCGGCGAAGACGCCTTCGGCATCTGGGTCGCGGGCACGCTCCGTCCCGGCATCTCCGAAGCCCAGCGTGTCGCCTTGCGCGGCTCATCCCTCTCCGGTGACTGGCGGCGTATCGGCGGCAACCTCGAACTCGTCGCTCTCCTCGCCGTGAACGTCCCCGGCTTCCCGATCCCGCGCCTTGCCACCTCGCGTTTCGGCCTTGTCCAAACTTCCCTCGTCGCCGCCGGCATCCCGCGTCCCGACCCCGAATCAGACGAGGTTCCCGCTGACATCTCTGCCGACGAGCTGCTCGACCAGCTCAAGCGCGAAGTCTCCGGCGAGCCCGATCCCGAGCCAGTGCCGGATGCCGATGCACCTGATGCCGAATCAACGGACACCGAAGACCCTACCGGGCAGGAGTCATCCGCCACGTAAGCCCCTTCACGGATGACCCCATCGGGGCTGGTCTGTCTCCCCAGACGGATCGGCCCCGCCCCCTTTCCCCCTTCCCACTTCGCAGCTTCGCAACTTCGCAACTTCACAGCTTGGCAACTTACTCGCGCGCGCGCGAGGCCCCAACTCCCCCGCTCCTTGACACCCTCCCCCCGTATCCGCGACACTCCTAACTGTCAGGGACGAGTAGTCCAACATAGTTGGGGTCCAGCTCCGGTGAGCCACAGTCTCACCATCGCACGCTCCTCCCATCCTGATAACCCCACAGGAGGAGCGCAATGGACGCAAGAATCAACCAACTATTGGAACGTCTCGCCGAGGTTTCAGACGATCAACTCGCTGACCTCGAAGACGTCATCCGCGCCGGCCTCGAGGAAGCGGCTGAAGCCAAGGACGTGGACAACGCCCGCGCTTACGCCGAATCCATCGAGAAGGTCCGCACGGAACGCTCGGATCGCCTCGCTCAGGCTCAGGCCCGCGAGACCGAGATCGCGAGCATCATGCAGCGAGTCAACACTGCCTCGGCCGAAGACGAAGCCGAGAACGGCGATGACGACGACGCTGACGGCAACGGTGACGCATCCGCGTCCGACGGTGATGGTTCAGATGCTGGCGCTGGAGAGGGCAACGACGATGGTGCTGCTGATGGCTCCACCGCTTCGACCATCTCCTCGAAGCCGCTTCCCTCGATCGCCGATCTGACTCGCACCAAACGGCCCGCTACCGCCTCTCACGTCCAGGTCGGCAACAAGCGGACCCCCGTCCCCGGTCTCATCACTGCCGCCGTGGATGTCCCCGGCCTCGCCGCCGGATCGGAGATCCCCGACGCCACCACTCTCCGCAACGCCATCTTCGAGCGGTGGCAGGCTCTGTCCGCCTCGCGTGGCCTGTCGGGCAACTTCCCGGTCGCGAAGTTCCGCAACTCCTACCCGGATGAGCGGATGCTTCACGCGGGCGACAACGAGGGCAAC